CTGCCTATCTTGTCGAGTTGCGTCATTACGCCAAGAACGCCTTTCGGCAATTTGATATACTGACGGAAATACCAGTTAACAGGAAAGCAAGGGGTAATTTTAATTCCTGCCACAATCGGCGCTTCTTCGCTCTGATAAATTCCGAGCGTCCAAAACTCGCCTTCGTAGTTGTAGGAAAACCTGAACAGATACTCGTCACCGTCCAAGATGATGCGTGTAAAACTGTCGTTCTTGTCTGGCGGTGTGAAGTACACCATAACTGCCACCTCCTATTTGAATAGCCAGCCAAGCAACGACGAAAGAATACTTTTCTTTTTCGGCGTACTTGACTCTTCTGTTGTCGCAGACGAACCCGCGCCGTCTGACGAACTTCCGCTGTAATTATAACTCGACACTACAATGATGTCCGCCGACGTTACCGTTACCTGCTTCAACGACAGCGTGATCTCCGCCGCGTTTACATAATCTTCTTCCGGCACACTTAACTTCGTAATTCCCATATTCTCGTATACCTTATCAGGCGTTACGAGCGCAGACAGCTTTCCAGACAAATACAGGTCTACAAGGCTATCAATCGTGTTCTTCACTCTGTTGTTGCCGGCGTGTCGCTTTGCCCAAGTTACTGGCATATTCGTAACAAAAACCACCAACTCAAACGTAAGCGGCTTTTTGTGAATGGAGTCCGAAACGTAGTACCCGTCTTCCACAGGGTATTCGGGTATGTCCGCTTCGTAACTCCTTTCTCTGCTAATTGTACAATCGAACTCTATGCCGCCGAGCGAGGCGGGTATTCTTGCTTTACTCATACACATTACCTCGCATAAGCAAGCGCACGGGCAAGTTCGCCCGTAGTATCGCTTGTAGTCTGTTTCATTGCTGTCGCTGCGGTCTTCTGCACGTCTCTCGAACCTTCAAATGTATTATTGATATACACGTTCTGCGTAACATTGCGATTTATGGTATTCTGTTCCATTGCCCGCGCTGTTTCCGTCTTGCGTCGCGTCGTCGCGCCTCCCAAGAAAATTCTCAAAGCGTCTATTACCGTATCGCGCATTTTGCTTATGGGCGAAACAATCTCTCCTTCCTGCTTATTATCGCCTATGACAACGGGCGTAGGCTTATTTTTGTCTACATAACCGCCTTTTGCCAAGTATGATATTCTGCCGAACTGAACTTCTGGTATTTCTGGTATACCAGGGATGCCAATCCACGTCCACAAAGACGAAAGCGCCGAAGTGATTCCGTTTATCGCTCCGATAAAGAAGTTAATCAGCCCTTCAAACGCTCCGATGATTGAGTTTATAATCGCAATAGGAATATTCCCCAAAGCCTTCCACGCTGTTTCCCAGTCTCCCGTAAATACAGCCGAAATAAACTTTATGATCTGACCGAGAAAATCAAGCAATCCACGAAGCGGTCCTGCTATCAGGTTATTCACGACGTTTGCGATAAACTTAAACGCCTGACCGAGTTGATTAGACAGCAACTGCACCAATACCTTGACGATTGCCATAATCGGTTTGAGTATCGCGCTTATCAGTTCCAGCAACGGCTTGATTAGAGCCATAACCACATCGACAAGCATCATTGCCGCATCGACTATGAGCATAACCACTTCAAGTATCGGGTCAAGCAATTCTAAAATCATCTCGATTATCGGGATTAGCATATCAAGCAACTCGATAATTATTTCCCACGCCTTTGCCGAAATCGTAAGATTTACCTGCGCCATTTTAGATATTATCGTCAACGCCGCTTGCAACAACTTACTCAATGTCGGCAATATCGTTTTAATTATTTTACCGACTGTTTGGAATATCGTGCCGAATACTTGCTTTATCATAGCAAACAAGTCTTTCAGCGTTTTCCGCAATTCTTCTGCATCAACACCAAACTTTTCAAAGAGATTCCCAATAAAACTGTCGTCCCCGTTCGCAAAGGCAATTAGGTCATCAAGCACAGCAATACACAGCAAGACCGCCGCGACGATAAGCATTATCTTTCCGCCGCCTGCGGCAAATGCAGAACCTATTGCCTTAATCCCTGCCACTATTTTGTCGTACTTAAACGCAACAATCATTGCGCCAACCGCCGCCGCAACCAAAGCCGCCGCCCGTCGCGTGGAACCAAGCAGATTGACAAGCCGTTGAAACGAATTTACGAGAGCCTTCAATACGCCGAGCAGACTCCTGAACGCACGTATCAAAAACTTCGCAATATCGTTAGTCAAATTCAGCCCTTCATCGGTCTGATATAGCCACGTTCCGAACTCGTTGCGAATTATACGCAACGCATCCGATACTGTCAGCCGTAACTTTCCGTATGCCGATTCAATGCCTTCCGCGCTCTGTGTAAAAGCGTTTTTCAGTTGCTTTGCCGTAATACTCCCAGATAGACCGAGAGCCTTTACCTGTTGCATAGAAACGCCCAGACTATCAGCGAGATACTGAATGATGTCTGGGCTTTGCTGCATTATGGTATTAAACCCGCCCGCGCTTAACTTTCCTGTTTGGAATGTATTTTTCAGCACGTTATTCAGCGAGTTCATTTGTGCTTCCGACGCGCCGGACACTTTGAACGCTTTATTTGCAAGTTCTAAAAAGTCCGTCGCATCTTCAACTGTTGAGAAAAAGCGACTCCCCGTTTTAACAAGGCTCGTAGCATATCCGCACATTTCGGCGTATGTAATCCTACAAGCGTTTGCCGCTTCGGTTATTCTGTTTTGCACCGCAGACTGGTCTTTCAACTGTGTGTTCACGTTGGCAAGGACTTTATTGACCGAATACCATTCTTCAACCAGTTTGTTCATCTGCGTAAGCGATATGCCGATGCCGATTGTAGCCAAAGCCTTCGTTGCAAACGATTTTAACTTTGTAACTGCGCCTTCCGCTTTTTTTGCGGATGCTTCGTCAACCGTAAATCCAAACGCAATAGCGATGTCTCTAATGGTCATTTATTTAGCCCTCCTTGCTTCGTTTTTCATTTCTTCATTTCTGCAATGCTCTATATCGACCTCCATCATATACAGCGCGTACAGCTTCAATGCTTCGTCAAGGGTGTAATACTCTTTTAACTCCTGCATTGAAGCCAACTGCGCCTTAATCAAAGTGTACATCCGAAGTTCAAGATCGGTAAACTGTTCTAAATCCAGCTTCCCGTACTTGCTTACTTCATCAGTTTCTGTGCTAACTCGGCAACTTTCCCAGATTGGGTGCCGAGCTTCCCGAAAAAACCGCCGTAATTGATTTTGATTACGTGGAACGCGAGAATATACATATCCTGCACATCGCCGCAAAACAGTTCGTTTACAAGGTCTTCCGTGAGCGGCTTCGTTTCGCTGTTGAAATCGACTGCGATATTGTTTCCCCTGACGAGCAAATCACGCAGCAATTTTTCAACCGCATCTCCCGACAGCGATTCAAACGCTTTCGTAATTTCGGGCGCAATGGTCGCCAAATCCGTATCGAGAACGGAAGTGTCGCCGCTCGTACTTACGAACGGCAATACCGACCCGATAATAGGAACGACAACTTTTATCACTTCTCCGCTGATGTTTGCCGCCCTGAAAGCAGGGAACGGGCGGATGAAGTAATGCTTTTCGTTTACAACTACTTCCGTAGGTTCTTGCAATTTCATTTACGCACCTCCTTAATACGTACCTTCGTTGACGGTCGCCTGACCGGTCTGCAATTCCCATTCGCGGTTGTTCGTTTCTTTGCCGTATGCCCTGCTGGGCGGCTTAACAACCCACGCCGCGTCTGCCGAAAAGACGAAGTTGCCTTTAAGGTCCTTAATCAAAATCGGGAAAGCGCCGTCGCCGTTCGTTTTGTCTGCGTTATACTGCGCCTGCAGGAAAGCGTTGGAACTCGAAGTCTGCAAAAGCGTAATTTTGACCGAATATTGTTCGTTCGGATCAACCGCCCTTGCAACTTCGCCGTCGCAACCCGATTTCGACGTTACGCCGTCGCCCAACGGCTCGACGGTAATGAAACTGTCGTCCGCAAAGCCCGTAACGGAGTGCGTACCGAGCGCAACCGTAACAAGCCTACTGTTATAAGTCTTTACAGATGCCATTTTTCTGTCCTCCTTTTATTACGCCGTAAGCGTTCCTCTAATTTCGACGATATGAATTGCATTTGCAAGCCGCGCCGTGAAAGAGCATCCCGCAAGCGTTCTCGTTGCTTTGTTCGCATCGCCTATGTTTGCCGACGTAGGAACGCTGGTAGTGAAACCGGGGATTTCGTTCCCTTCGTCGTCGTATTCGGTCTGCGCAATTCCGCCGACGCTCTGTCCTTCTTTCAGCGATGCAATCATCTGGTTCTGAATGAGCGCGATACCCGCATCCGTGTACGGAACTTTTGCGTTTTTGATAAACAGATTGTAAATGCGCGTCTGCATATCGTTCAAAAGCCAATCGCGGAAACGTATTACGTCAATCCATTCGCCAGATGTCGTTTTACCTTCAAGCGTAATTGCCTTACCCGCGCATAACACGTAGTAGTTCAGCCCCGCCGTTTTGAGTTTTGCGATGTCCGAAGCTGTGAACTCGTCGTACTCTACGCCCGACAGCGTTTTGTATGCCCACGTTTCCGAACCCGCCTGATAGGTAAGTGCCTTTGCGAGAAAAGCAACCGCGAGATGCGTATTGTTATCGTTCGTTACAGTCTTCTTCGTTCCGATACCGAAGGCGTAACTGTACGTGGTGGGTACTGGATTTTCTATGCTTTCCGAGCAATCAACCGTATAGCCGAACAGTTTGCTATTCGACTCCGCCCAATCCGCAACCGTCTTGTAGTCCGCAGGTTCAAAGCCTGCAAGCGCGAGACCGTACCAGCCGTCCATTTCGTTTGCTCTGTTCAGAACATCAGCAATGCTTTCGCTCGCGCCCTTTTCCGCAACATAGAGCTGCGTAGCGCCGTTCATAAACGCCACAACCGCCGCCTTGTATATCGCGCTGTTTTCGTCCCAGCCTGCTTCCAAAATTTCGTTTGCGGAAGCATAGACGGCAATGTTTTTAGGCGTAGCGTCATCTGCCGCAATTCCGACAAGCAGAATGTTACTGAAACTTGCGCTGCTTCCCACGCCTTCGCTGATTGAAATTTTCACGTTAACGAGATTATCAATCAAACCCATTTGTTAAATCCTCCTGTTAAAAGTTATTTTTTATGTCAATGCTATCCGCATCAAGATTTTCTACTTCTTGCGAAGCAAGTTCCTTCGTCCCGCCGCCGCTTGCGGTAGGCTTCCAGTCTTTTCTCGTTATTCCTGCCAGACCGTTTGCTGTTTGCATAAACTCGACGACATATTCCTGCATTGCCCTATATTCGTAATTCGTATCTAATAATCCAGACACATCTTTCGCATCCCCTTCGGGACGTAAAGAGATGTCGTGTTTCGTGTAATACGCATCCGCATAGTCGGACGTGAGAAAGTTCGTCAAATCCACAATATCGTTCAAAGCGGTATTTACGCTTATCATTACCGTTTCTCCGTCAATCGCAATCTGTTCATCGTTACCGTGAGTGAAAAGTTGTAACTCTAACATCATTTTAGACGGCTTGTAACTTACAGGAGCGTCATTTTCCGTTACCTTGATAGAATGTTGGGTAGCGGTAAGATTCCTTAATTTGAGCGTAATAAACGTGCCTGATGGCTTAACAAGTTTTCTTTGTTCTGCCCAGATAATGAGCGTATTCGGAAAGTATTCCGCAATAATATCGTGCAAAACCGTTTGCAGTTCGCTTACTGTCATTGCTCTACCTCCCTATTCGGTTCGCCGTCCTGATTGCCTGCTTCGGAAACTCTAATATAAAGCGACTTCCAATGGCTCAACGGCGTATGCTCGAAGAAAGACGACGAAACGCACTCGTACCATTCCCCTGCATAAAACAGTCTGTCTGCACGTAACCCGCGTTCCACGTCTGCGGTCTGCACCTTAAAATCCCCGTAAGACTTAATGCCTTTTGAAGACCTATCGCCTTCTGGCAATGTTTTCATTTCCGTTGCAACCATAGGCTGCACGTTCAGTAACACCACCTGATCGGTATAAGATGCCCTGACCGCAAATCCCTTTGCTGTCCTTTGCTCGGAGAATTTACGCAGCTTGTACTTCTTTTTGAAAATGTTCATACTGCAATCTCCTATTTCTTAACAATGACGAAGTTAACCGATTGCCGCATCTTGCCCGTGTCAATCAGCGGCTTATCAGAACCCTTCTTCTTAATGGTGGACGGGGCGTTAGGCTCAAAATCGCCGTCAACGATTTCAGCCTGCACAAGTCCTTTCTGGAACACGCCGATAGACTTCATCATCTGCTCGGCTGTTGTATCTCCTTTTGCAAGCAACGCCATTTGTTTTTTCAAAAAGGCGTTTATCTGTTCGGCGTGATTGTCAACGCTATCACGCATAAACGGGCGGGACGGAATATTCTCCGTCCCCAGTTCGTTGTAGACTGCTATATCGCATAAATCCGCGCTCTCGCCTTCCGATTCGATATTTTCTTCTCCTCGTTGATAGCCTACGCGCACCTGTAACTTTTTCAGTTTTTCGATTTCCTGTCTAAACTTCTTTCCCGCCTTTGTTTCTTTGTCGATTACTTTTGCCATCAGTTTTCTCCTGCGGAAACTATCGGAATGATCCGTTGCCGCCTGATAGACAGGTACTGCAATCCGTAAATCGTCAAAGCGTACTCTGCGTCAACCGCCATATTGTTGCCCTGCGAAACAGAAAAGCCGATTGACGCATCTCCTTCGGAGAATGAACTCACTCGGAGAGCATCATCGACTTTGCCCATCGTATTATCGCCTTTGCCTGCCATTTTCAACTTGTGCGCCGTGAGATAAGCAATAGCGTGGTCGTATGTGTTCCCGAACTTCTTTTTGCTTACAAACGGCTTCGCTAATTCCATCCACTTTTCAACTTCTTCGTCTTCGACTTCCGAAAATTCGGTAGCGACGAGCCTGAATATTTCAAGTGGCTCCATAGCGTTTACTCCTTGCCGGCTTCGGTTTCTTCGTCCGTTTCGGTATTCTCGGTAGTTTCGGTGTTTTCGGTCTTACCACCTTTCCCGTTGTTCTTACCGCCCTTGTCGGTCTTTCCGCCTTTGTCCGTTTTCGTTTCGCCCTTGTCTTTTGCGGGTTCGATAATCGACACGATGCCGAGCGCAACATAGGTGTCAAGCACAACATCCTTGAACGAATCGGGAATATGTGCGGTTTCATCGGGCAGAACCGAAGTCTGCCCGAAGCCGATAATTTTACGTCCGATATTCTTAATCTTCATATCGCACCTCCCTTACACGCCGACCGCGATAAGCGCGGAAAGCGGATAGTAGATGATTGCGCCCGCCGTTCTTGCTTCGCAAGGTACTTCGATTTCAAGGCCCTTCGCCTGCAAGGGGTACTGATAGAACGGGAGCGGATGCTCGATAGAGAGTTTTCTCGCGTCCTTCTTGAACAAAAGAGCCACGTTCTTGCCCTGCGCGGAATAAGGGTTGGTTTCTTCCGCGTCCGCCTGCAATTCCGCCGCCGAAACGATGTCTTTGATGTACGGAGCGTTTTCGAGCAAGAATTTCTTAACGGTATAACCCGTGTTCGGAATCTGTCTCGTGCTGATTTCGATATGAACGTCCGCAGGAAGAACAAGCGTATCGGGACGCTCTACATTCTTCGTGGTACGAGCAACCTGCTTCTGCATTTCTTTAAGGTCTTCGAGAATTTCATCCGCCGTCTTCTCTGCCCAAGTCGTCTTTCCGCTGGTCTTTCCAACGGGAACCGTGAACAAAGGAATGTCGTTTTCGGGCGAAAGTACGCCGATAAGTCCGTTTGCTTTATCGCCTATCCAAGCAATCTTGTTGAGTGCGTAATCGGCCGCATAACGCGCCGCTTCCGCTTTACGAACATCGAGCGATTTACCGGCAAGCCTGCTCGCTCTCATCTCCTGTACGGAATAGCCGTAACTATCGCCTACGGATTTCACGTATGCGGTGGTCGGCTTTCCCTTTACGTCTGCGCGGGGCAGGTCGGTTGCGTAGTTATTGATAATCTTCGCAACTCCCGTCCTGTCGTAACTGTAATAGGTAACAGTTTCCGCGCCGGGACTGACTTCGTTGGAAATCGGGAACAGCGTGAGCGCCGTAAGTTCGGGGTATACCACGTCGTAAGACTGCGCCTTAACGTGGTCGAGTTCTCTGGCGAAGAATACGGAAGCGTCTTCCGCATCGTCGAATCTCATCGACTTATCTTCCACCAATGCTTTGGGGATATTCGAGCCGAGAAGCGCCGCGTAGTCGTTCTGGCTGTAAGAAGTTTTTTCCATTTCTGTTGTCCTCCTCTTTATTCGGTTTTGGTGGTTTCATCCACCTTGTCTACAAAAACAAACGCGGGGGCAATCGCATCGGTTGCCTTCGCGTCAAGGAAAAAGCCGTTCAGTTTGATACCCGTAACGCCTTCTCCGAGTTCGTTCGTGAAATATCCTGCATTTTCTCCGTCCGTAATGAGATACAGCGGAGCGCCGTATGCGGGTTCCGCATCTGTCGTAATGCGAACATAGATACGTCCCTTTGTAAGAACGCCTACCGTCTCGCCTTTGCGAAGCGTAACGTCGCCCTTGTAGTCCTGCTCGTGAGCGTGGCTGTTGATAGCAACGCCCTCAAACTTCGCTTTCGTGGAAGTCGTAACGGGAAGCGTTACGTTCTTGCCGGGTAAGGTGCCTTCCACTACGCCGAGACCGAACCTAATCTTCCCGTCCGTCGCTTCGTTGTTTCTCGTGTCTACGTCGTGGTCGGTAAGGTCGTAAAGGCCACC